GTTTACAGTTGTAGAACCTAAAGTACTAGTTAAAGTTATTAGATACGATGTTGTATCCCCATCAACTGACCCAGCACTCAGACTATAATTTGCAGTACTGGTAAGTACTCTATTACCATTATCGTATATTTCAGCAGCATAGAGTTTTTTAGCAACGCCTAAACCTCCTGCAATAGTTACTGCCCCTGTTGTTGTGCCTGACGAATCTGTTGTATCTGTAGAAGTTATAGTAGTAAATTTTCCAGAACCAGCTGTAGTGGCACCAATATTCATATTATCAATACTGCCTGTACCTGTAGAAGTAAGTGTCAAAGTAGGAGTATTACTTGCTGTTAAAGTTACTAGGTCAACATAGGCAGTGCCATCTACATCATAGGCAGATAATTTTAATGTATTATTAGCACTTGTATTTGTTCTAAATTTTGTTCCGTCAGCAAATGTGCCATTAAAAGTAATAATATCTGTGCCATCACTGCCCAGTGTAACATTGCCATTTACTACTAAATTTGATCCTACATATAAGTCGCCGCTGATGCCTGTACCACCTGTAATTACTACTGCTCCGGTGCCTATACTTGAAGCAGTAATATTAGATAGGAAATTTACTTGTCCTGTGCTTAGTATTTCTACTCGTTTACTATGAGCATTTTGTCCAGCTCCTGCTCCTCCAGCCGGTGTAGTATAAAATTCAATACTGCCACCAAGTCCACTACCTGTACTTCTCCCTCCGTATAATGCTAATGTCCCTCCTGCTTTATTTGCTTGGGTTTTAGCATCTGCTCCTTTAAGAGTGCTGAGATATCCACCACCAGCTCCTTGCCCTCCAGCTAAAACGAGTTGGCCTCCATCGCCTCCTAGAATAGTAAATCCACCTTGTATAGTAACATTTCCTCCGTCACCTCCTACTCCATTACTCACACCAAGAGGGTTAGTATTATTACTACCTGTTCCTCCTGAAATAGTAACAGCACCACCGCCTGCTATTGCTGATTCGTTGATAGAACCAAATCCTCCTTGTATCTGTATAGGTCCACCAGTTCCTGCTCCTGTGGCACTACCTGCATAGATATAAGTTCCTAACCCTGTAGTATTTGCTGTGGTAGGTGTATGAGCTCTTAGATAAAGGTTATCTTCACTTTGTATAGTTGTTAGATTTAATCTATTACTACTAGGGTTATATTTTAGACTAGAGTCTGTTCTTACTGGCTCACTAGCGGTATCTGTGCTAACAAAAGTTATATAAAAATTTGCATTATCTGATGTTGCAGTTAAAGATACTGTAGAGGCTAGTGTAGCAGTAGCAGCATTTCCTGTTGTATCTGCACTATTATCAGGAATATCACCATCAACTAAAAACACCCAACTAGGAGCCACGCCATTTGTGCCATCACCATTACTTAGTAAAAATTTTCGGTTATTTCCTACATTAGGTGCTAGGAGTGCTGTAGTATCTTGTCCACTCTGATAAGGTACAGCTCCGATAAGTGTATTATTATTTCCTCCTGTGAGGTTATTTGATTTGCCCGATGTGAGATTACTCTGAGCTGTCCAAGCCGGAGCATTAGTTCCACAAATAAGAACATGTCCACCAGTGCTTAAACTTAAAAAACTTGTGCTATTTACATTAGCTTGATAAGGTAAAGAACCTTGAGCACCTCCTTTAAGGTTTGTAGCCTGTGTTGAAGTAGTAGAGTGTAATGTTGCAGTTGAAGTTAGTGTAAATTGTAAGTTATTAGCAGGAGTTGTTCCTCCTAAACTTGCTCCTGGCAAAGTTATTGTATCATTTATTGCATAATCTTGACCGGGATTAGTCATTATAATTGTTGTATTAGCAGTTGTGTAGCTAGTTAAAGATCCAGTTTTTATAACAATAAATTGTGCATTAACTCCTGCTCCGCTTGTTGCTGATTGAGTTACATTATTATATGTATTGGCAGTAGCTATACTCGTTCCTGTAAGACTAGTAAATGTATATCCTGGAGTCCATTGTCCTTTATACAACACAGGAGTGGCATTATCAGCAGATCCTTTAGAACTAAAGATAGTAGTGCCGTTTGGAGTAAAAAATTGTACTGTAGATTGTTCAGAATCTAAAATTTTATTCCCATCTACTTTAATATTACTTGCATTAACAAACCCTAGTGCTTCAATATCACCGGTACTTGTAGTTTTAACTATGCTATTTGCTGCACCAGATGTAGTAATCGTATCTTTTCTAATAAAATTTGTTTCATCGCCGGTTGATGCATCTTTTAGGAATGTAAAAGCATATAATTGATCATTGGTAACTTCTGAGCTATAATTATTCCATATAGCTCGACGAAGAACATTTTGAGGAGTAAGATTTGTTACGCTTGTAGCAGATGCAGTAAGATTACCTAAAATACTGTTTGCATTCACATTAACGATTTCGGAATAGCTAACACCTTGGCTTTTAATACCTACCCAGCCATCCGTAATTTCAAAATTAGCACTATCAAAACTAGCTAACCCACTAGCTGCTTGTTTTACCGCATTTGTTCCTGTTGGTGCAGCAGCTCTGGTAGTAGCCAGTGTCATTAATAGTTTACTCTGTTGAATGTCGGCATTTGATTTTATATCTGCATCTATTATTGTATCTAGAGCTATTTGCAAGTCAAGTTTAACATTATGCAAAGGAATAACAGTTGAGTTTGCTGTGTGAGCTTGACTAGTAGTTAATCTTTGAGCTCTTGTTACACCTGTTAATTTTCCTGCATTAGGATATGTTGGTGGAAGGGGTATACTTGATGTGCCTGTATATAAAAATATTTCTCCATTAATTTGACAGTAGTTCTTTTTGCCTATACCAGACGTTACTCCATAGCTATAGATGTCTGTTACGAATCCTCGTATATCATAGACGTCGATTCCGTTATTGACAAAGGCCTGATTAGCTGTTGGGTCAAGTAAGTTTACTCCTATACTATTTCGAAGAGTAGTGACTCCGCTGGCAGTATAACGGCTAAAAATATCTCCGCTGATATCAGAATATCCTATGGCTTTACCAGCTCCAAGAGCAGTTACTATTTGTCCAGTTAGTTCTTTATAGACATCTACATTTTGACTTGAAGTAGTACCGACTGTTACTGCTGTTCCTCTTTTCACTGTACTTACTTGAAAAGTATTTGTAGTAGTAGCAATTACATAATAAGTAGTTTTGGCTTGCAAAGAACCTAGTGATTGATTTAGAACTATCGGTGTATCAATATAAAGAAAATTTGTAGTAGTACCGCTTGCTATGGTTATTGTTGTTCCTGATGAGCTAGCAATTGTAGTAAGTTTTTCTCCGTATCTAATTACGGTATCTAGCATTTCTTCAAATTCATCAGTTACACTGATTTTGTTTTGAACATACTGTACAGTGGCAGCATAATCTAAATTCGAGTCTGAAGGACTGCCAAGACCTACCACGTAATTTCCTGCCATGCTAATGTTAGATTGCATAGCTATTTGCCCGTTTAAAGGTAGATATCCAGGGCCGATTTTATTAGCTACAGGAATAGTGGATCCATTGTGATCAATACCTAGTCTTTTATCAATATATCCACGAATAGCCTGCTGTACCGGTACAGTATCAGCTGCATTATTAGTCATAGTATTATCTGTGCTAAATTCGCTGATTGTAACACCACGCTTGAAACCTAGACCGTCTAAGTTACTAAGTGCTATTGATGCACTGAAAGTGACTGTTCCTGTTCCTTGATCGACCTTAAAGAATGAACCTACTTTGAATATACCGTCCTGATCTGTTGTAACATAGAAAACACGGCCCTTAGTTTCTTCTTTGATTTCAACTGCATCAGTTGGTTCAATACTAGGATTACCATATATAGTGGTAGGATAGTTTGTAGTATTAAATCCTCCTGTGCCCACATCTAAGAAATCATGTCCTGTTGCTCGGCATGTACTAATTTTTACTGTAATAGCTCCTGTACTTCCACTTGGCAGACCTGCTCTAAGTGTAGTAGTTCCGGATATTGGAAATCCTTTGGCTATACCTGTTGTACCAGGTAAATTATTATTGTTAAATGTATCTGCGATGGTTACATATGCAGGAATGCCTCCGACTACATTGATATCAGTATATCCTACTACTCTATGAGTTTTACCAGCCCAAACAAGAACTAAAGTACCTGTGTTTAAAATATCTACAAGGTAACTGGTGCCAATTTGGTCAATGGCTATTTTTGTATCTCCAACAGAACTTCCGTAACCGCCTGATAGTTTATTAGCAAGAGTATTCAGTTTAATATAGCTAAATGATTGATCTGTTGTTAAAATAGCTATATTGTCTGGTAATTGATCTCCTGTACTATTTGTCAAATTATATGCAATTACTCTTAGCGTAGGTTGTGTGCCATGTTGTGCATAAGCATCTAGTTCTAATGCCGTACTTGGTCTCGTAGGATTTACATTCTCAATTCCGTTAAATCTCATATTTTGTAGAATTTTAATTAAACCGTTTGAATGATCAAGTGTTTGTTCACTCAGCCCTGTTGAGACTCGATTATCAGAACCGCTTGTTGATAGCCCTAGTTGTAATATTTCCTTACCGCCATAAGCAAACGGCACAAGTTCTATAACTCCTACATTAGAACTTATAACCGTACCTGGACTTATAGCTTCGAATATTTCACCGGCTACTCCTGTAATTGCTCCTAATGTAGCCAGTCCACTGGCATAGGTAATGATTTTGTAAAGACTTCCTTTACTCGCTTGATCACCATTTATAGAAGAATTGGGCACGAAAATTTGTGGTATAGCCTCTCCTACACCGATTCCAGTCGCTCCTCCTCCTACCGCTGCTGCGGTAAAGACTGATCCTACAATATAAGTGACTGGGCTTCCAGTAGTTCCGGCTATGGTATTCCATTGTGCATTAGTTGTTGTGCCTAGACTAGAAATTTTATAACGAGTTCCTATAACAAAACTTCCATCTTTGACAGCAGTTGTTAAGGTATCCATTGGTGTTTTCAAAGTACTATTTGTATATAAAGCAATTTGATTTAAACCTAAAGTATATACCAAGCTGGCAGTTCCTATACTATTGCTAGATCCTGTGCCTGTGGCTACAAAAGTATCTCCTATTACAGGGCTTCCGAATCCGGACCATCCTAGTGTTGCCCAAGGAGTATTACCTAATAATGTTATTCTATAGGTTTGGCCAGGAATAAATTTTCCTGTGGATACAGAGATTGTTCCAGATCTACGAACATAAAATTGAGCATTTAAGGCACTATAGCTCATTCCTGCAATTGTTATTATATCACCGTTATCATACGGAACAGGTTCCGAAAAAGTTACTATAGGAGGTGTTTCGCTGCTGATGTCTGTGATTTGATATTTTATTTGTTCATATGCCCATCCTCCATAATAGGCCTGGCCTTGACCTGTATTTCCTACAGTGGCCGCTACAAAATGTGTTAATAATGTATTAGTAGTAGTTCCTACACCAGAAAATGTTCCACTTTCTGTAATCATGTATTGTCTACCAACAGTAAAATTACCTCCTGATGACACTCCATATGCTGCACCAAATGCTGTGATACCAGTGGGTGCTAAAGGCTCGTAGAAAGAAATATAATTTGAACTAAGGCTTTGTGAGTAATTTACTCTATAAGTACCAGTTCCTCCTGTTCCTGTTAGGTTGAGCGGTTCATTACTATTTGTGGCTGTTATGTAAGTTCCTTTTTTTACACCTCCGCCAATTAGATAATCTCCTACACTTAGAGTTCCAAAGTATGCTTCGGTAACAGTTAGTATGTCACCTTCTATGCTTGCTTTAATACTGTTATTATAAATTACAGTTCCTGAACCCACTATAGTAGTTGTTTGAGTAGAAACAAAACTAGATCCAATAGAATAAGTCCGGTTAGTTGTTCCTCCTAAGATATTCCAATATGCTTGTGTAGTTGTTCCTAAATTTGCAATTACATATAATTTAGACGATGTTACACTTGAACTAGCCACTGATTTTTTATCTGTATATAAACTAGCTTGGTTATAAGTCGAGGTAGGAACAACCATATACTTTTTAGAATTAAGCTGAGTGCTATTAACTAGGCCAGTGAATTTTATAAAGTCTCCTGCATAAAATTTAAGTTCGTAGGTAATTTTACCTGTATTAGCAGTATGTGTGTTCAATAAGGTTGAATCTAATGGTGCATTTAATGGATCTCTGTATAGTTGAATAGCCCTTGGAGAACTAACAATTGAATATTGACCATGGCTAGCAGCAGCACCAGAAATTCTGTTGCATCCAGTAAATGTTGTTTCTGTTTTTGCTGTATAAGTAAAAACATCTGAATTGATCTTAATTCTTCCTGTGCTTAGAAAATTTACAGTAGAATTAACACTAATTGTTATATCACTTCCTCCGGGGCTAGCAATAGCACTAGATAGCAAAGTACTTGGCACTCTGATGTAATAATTTCCGCCATTAAGTTGAGTCATTCCTTTTACATCAGTTATACTAATGTAATCTCCTGTTGTAAGGGTATGATCGAACTGAGTAGTGACGGTGCAGATTTCAGTTCTTGATACAGATTCTATTGCTATATTTGTAGTAACTTGTTGAAAAGTAACTGAACCTGCTATACTGTGATTAGAACTCATAGTGAATTCAGTGCTACTAGTTATAGATAAAATATAAGCGTTAGTTCCAAAACTACCTGTACCACTAGTAATAGTTAATGCTTGGCCTAATAATAGATTAGCGGTGCTTCCGCTAGTCAAGGTTACTGCGCTAGTTCCTAATGTTAGTGTGGCCTGCATGCCAGTAGTAGATCTTTGAATATTGAAATTATCAAATTTTACTTTAACTGGAGTAGTGCTGAGGTCTATATCTGTTACACGATATTTGTATTGACTATCTGTTAGACCTGTTTTGGTAATGCCTCTTACTTCATATCTAGATATAGTATTATCAAGATGTTCAATTTCTAATTCACTAATTGACTCGGGAGTATACTGCCATCTTTTAGCATAGACAATGATATCATTTTTAAGATTTTTAGTGCTAAAATCTCCATACCTAAAAACTTTTAAAGGTTGTACTTGATCAAAGCTTAAAGCAACTTGGTCTGGAAGTTCGGTTGGATCTGCACCAGCAGCTCGCAGCCCATAATTTCCATGAGCATTGGAACCTGCCACACTACGTATTTGACCGCCATTGTTAGCAAAAAAAGCAGTGTGTGAATAATAACTAAATGTACTGACTTGTTCAGTCAATCCTGCATTAGTTGCTACAATAGCATAGCCTAAATCATTAATTTGTGTGTAGTCATTGGCTAACATACTACGATTACCAGGAGTTTCTAGAATAATTTCTAAGTTTCCTGTCGTCCATACGGTACTGGCATTTAGTTCAACTGTGGCTATTCCAGTAGTACCATTCCATGTTATGATGTTATCAATTTGGTATCTAAATCCGTTATAATAAAAACTTGTTGGAGCGATAGGTCTTCTTCTATTAAGTCCTGATAGTGTAAGAATGGATCCGTTTACATTAGTAATTGTCGCTTTTAATCTTCCACAAAAACCGTCGATATACATACCACCTCTAAAAGCTTGTCGATTAATACTTTGACTAAAACAGGCACTTTCTTGTACATATGGGCTCTTTGATCCTATACTGCCGTTAGGATCTAACACACACATGAATCCTCCATGACCTTGTCCTGTTATGTTACTAACTCTTACTCCGTCATTAAACATAAAGATGTCTAAATTGGTATTTTGTTTAGGAGGATTGTATGGAGTATTTCCTGTGTAATTTACTGGGTTTAATGCATATAAAATACTGCTTATCAACTTGTCTAAAAGACCATTTGAATCTGCAACACCATCTTCTATTAAAATAGCATAATCTGTAATTTGAGGATAAGCAGAAGGCGTGCGTTTTTTAGCAACTGTTACACTCTCTGTACCAGTTAAAGGTATAGGAGTTTGGGGATCATTTAATATTGCTTTAGCTAAAGTAGAAATATATTGCACACTTGCTCTATAATAGGAACTAGTAGTAAAACTATCTGAATTATAAAATCTTCCTGATATGTCTAAAATATTAGTTCTGCCGCCGATTCTAAGGTCTTTCACTATAGCATCTATTATTAATCCACTATCCCTTAAAGTCTTTTCTTCTTGAAGTAAACTTAGACTTTGTAGAGTCTTAATATAAAGTAAACACTGTTCCTGTAAAAATGATTTGTTGATGTCGATCATATAGGCAGCGTTCGTATAGTTTCCGCTGTTAGTATAACTAGGACCTGTATTCATTGGTTTGGTAGTATTTTGCAGATAATGGTATCCATATTTTGGACTGTCATAAAAACCAAAACTACCTACTCCAGTAGTTAATGATGACAGACCATTACTGATTACTAGTGCAATAGAATTGCATAATCCTTCTGCTTTGGTTCTGGCATCAGTCTCACCTATAAGTCTAGCAGTACCTGAACCTGTACCTGGACCAGTAGCAGTAAAAACTGTACCAATGGTGTTGCTAGAGGCACCGATAAGGTTAAACGATGTGTCACCTATAGTTAAAATTTTGTATGTTCTGCCCGCTATAATGTTTGTCACTAATACACTATTCTGATTTATGCTTGATTGCAAATTACTAACAGTATCGCCGTTTAGAATAGAAGTAATAAGAGATTTAAGTTTTACATTAATCGATGCTGCTGTTTCCGTGATTTGGCTTACATTAAGATAATTACTTCCGATTTTACTTTGTGCGCCGTTCCAATATAAACTTGCAGCAGTATACGATTCACCGTTACCTCCAAATTTGATATCATGAATAATAGCGTCAACGATTAATCCTACATCACGACTACATTTTCCTATATTATAAGATAAATTTGGATAAGTTACTGATAACCATGCGACTACTTCTCGTTTTAGAAATTCTTTATTTGATGAGATAACAGAAACCGCACTAGTGTAAAATGTAGGTAAAAGATCTAGGCCGTCAAATACGGTATCTCTATAGAAGTAAGTATCTACCCAAGGACTAGAACTTACTGTTAATTTTGGTCTTACAATACATCTACGAAAGTCGTTTCCTCTAATAGTAACATTAGTTGGAACTTTTATTGGTAATTGTTCTTCGTATACGCCACTTTCTACTAAAATTGTTATGTGTAACTTTTTATTTGCTTCTGCGAATTCTAGTTCTTCATCTACTATAAATTGCACAGGAGTAAGTAAACTACAATTTATATTATCAACATTATTTCCAAAAACATCTGTCCCTGATAATCTAGTGTAACTTGTAATTCGTCCTATTGCTCCAGAAGTTAGGCCTCGTATAATTTTACCTGGAGTTATATCTGTATTAGTTGTTACTCCTTGGTCCGCTCCAACTCCGCCGTTTGTAAATTTTATAGATACTACACCTGTGCCATAATTTATTTGAGGATATGAAGAAGATCCGGTTACATAATAATTTTCTAAAATATTTTGTATGATTTCAATTTTATTAATTACATCTTCTATTATCTGTGTGGTGATGTTAGTATGTAATGCTTGATTATTATATCTAACAAATTCAGTAGATGAATACACAATGAATAAACTATCTAAATTAGCATCATTTTCTAATACTGTTGTAACTAATAATTTTAGTCTCTCTATGCCTGCTAGCACTATATCTTTTTGACTATTACTTTCATTAATAAAGAAACTACGACCGGTTGTAATACTCAGCCAATTTGCTTCACTGGCTAATCCTTGTCCTGATGAAAAAATTGTATCTAATTTAACTGCATTTAGAATAGCTTTGAGATTGCTATAAAATAGTTCATAGTCAAATAATAAAGTAGGTTGAGTAACATTTAAGTATCCTATTGTTTCACCTATGATCCAAGATATATTATTATCAATTAAGGTAGTAATATCGTAGATCCAATTTTCACTAGTATTTCCACCGCTTAAAAGTATTTGTGTAACTTTTGATATATTTTGAATAGAGTTTATAGTATAAAATATTTTTTGTCTATAAGGACCAGGCTCGTTCTCGGCTAGATCTATCATTTCTTCAGCAGTTTGACAAGCTTTATTAATAGATGCATAAGCATATGCTAATGCGCTTCCTTGTTTGCTTAAAGGCACATTAGCCTGTATATCACTTCCACTGTTACTTACATACAAGTTTACATCGCTAGAGAATGAGCTGTTATCAACATAAAATTTAGTTACAGCCATAAGATCGTCGGGTCCATTAGGTGAGCCGGCACCAGACAACGGAGGTGGATGGTCATATAAGAACAATGGTCCCGACATCGTGTCACCTTTACGACGAACTAAGTTCTTTCTTGGGACCGCTTCGTTGGCCAGATAAAACCCTTCTAAGGTAGTATTATAATAGGCATCAGTAATTGAATGAACACTTTTAACAGAAAAACTTGAAATAGTACTAATATCATAAGATTGGCTGATAGTATAAAATCCTGTACCACCGGGTGTAGCTCCTTCAAAGGAAACAATATATGTGTTATTGTTTATTCCTACTCCTGTTAATTTACTACCTACTGTAATTGTGCCTAAAGATACAGCAGACACATTGAACAAGTTTCCTGAAATTGTTCCTGTACAAAGTGCATCAACTGAGGCACTTACTTGAATTCGATTATTATAATTATTAGCTAAACTATCTTCTTCAATTTCTCTAGCTTCTAAAGAAGTATAGTAAAGGTTAAGGTATTCATCGTTGAAATATCTTATAAAATAGACAGGAGCAGCTTTACCAGTAGGAGATAAACCTGAAGGCGTAGTAACTAGGCCATTATTAACTGCAATAAAGATATCGCCAAGACCATATGTTGTTTGTTCGGTAGGATTATTTGTCCCTGCTGCTACATTCCAGTCTGTATTACCAACATTGGTAATTTTGTAGGTTCTTCCTGATACAAAGTTGCCTGCTAATAGTTCTTCTGATAATCCGCCTAATGAAGTATTAGTTGAATTATAAGTAAATGCTGAACCGTTAGCACCTGAGTTTAAGTTATGTAATAATATTCGTATTCTGCCATCAGAATAAGTATGGTCACTTAATGTTTTAGTATGAATAGTGCCAGAAATTGGTTCCTCTCGCAATCTAACTGTACCTGCTAGACTACTATCTGCTCCAACTTGTAGATATCTTTTATCAGCATAACCTTTTGTTATAACAACTTCATCTGGAGTAATTGCTGTTTGATCAGGATGGGTTAAATTCCATTGTTCATAAGATTCTGGACCTTTAACATTAGCAATAACATTGCCTAATCCGTCTAGATCTCCGCCTAGCTGTGGTTGAGCATCTATAATTAATTTACCACCCGTGGCTCTAATTGTTATGGTACTTAAATTACTATTGTCAATAATAATTGAACTATCGGCAGGAACAAATGTTTTTCCTAAAACAGATGTACCGGTGTCGTTGGTAATAAGAATTTGGTTAGGATCATAAGAAGATGGAAAATCATCTAGAAGGTCTGTACTTAATATTGCTTCGTCGCTACCTACAAGTGCATACAGATCTTTAAAATTATCATTTACTTTTCTAAAAGCTTCTCTAATACTATCACCGGTACCGTCATTACCTTGAACACCAATATCAATTATTTTCCGTGCCATATTACACCTCTAAATTATCATAGTAATTGTCTGCTACACTGAAACTTGAGCCACATCCACAAGTTGTTTGTGCATTAGGATTTTTTATACTAAAGTTAGACCCTTCTAACGTTTCTTTGTAGTCTATTTCTGAACCCTGTAAATAATTCATGCTCATAGCATCTATTAAAATTTTAGTCGTTCCTAATGGAATTTCAAAATCGTCTTCATTTTGATCTTCGTCAAAAGTAAATCCGTAGCTCATACCGCTACAACCGCCTCCTTGAACAAATGTTCTAAGTTTTAAATCAGGGTTTTTTTCTTCTTGAATAAGTTCTAAAATCTTATTTTGAGCTGCTAAACTTATGTTTATCATATATATCGAGATCCTTTTTACATATTTACCATATTTTTTTATAACCTTAATGTAAATAAAATTATGTACATTAGCACTGAAGTAGAGTACAAAAATTTTAAAAGAATTAGTAAATTAGGTAAGGAACATGAGTACTATAGAAAATCTTCAGTGGCAAAATTACGATGTGACAATTGCAGTGTAATTTTTACACGGCAAATAGGAAAAATGGATCCTAAACGACTAAGCAATAACTATTTTCATTGTTGTCAAGATTGTAATAGTAAAAAGTTTGCCCAACGTAAAGGAGTTGAACGTCGTACTATTTGGGATAAAAGTGTTAATAGTGATTTAGATATTAGTCGTCTGTAAACGAGCTCCAATTACCACCCAGTTAATTATTCGCCATTGATTTTCTAGGTATTTCTTTTTGTCCCATTTGTAATCAAGTGCCCAAGCGTGTTCCCACCAGTCAACTAATAAGATAATATCTTGGCGTATCTGATGATTAGTGATAGTTTTTATATCACCGTCTTTGGCCAAATAGACCCATCCACTACCTTGTATGCTCATAGCAGTCTCTTGAAATTTATTTTTAAAGTTGTCGAAACTTTTATAGTTTTCATTAATAAAATCAAGAGCAGGACCATTTGGTTCATTGCTTGTTACCACTCTTTGAAATTGAGGAAATAATAGGTTATGT